TCCACGATAGAAATTTAAAGATATGTCAAGATTGTTTTGAAAAATTAGATACAGATAAACAACACGAACACGTATGGATGGGTCAACTACATAGGAATAGATTATTATGATTAAAAAATGTTTAGGATTAATAGTTGGTTTATTATTATTAACTGGATGTAGTCAGTTCGCTACGTTATCTATGATAGGAAGCACAACAAGTTTAGTTGCATCTCAGAATACTTTTTATAAAGCATATAGTGGCGTAGATGTTTTAACTTTTATGGCTACCGATAAAGGTATTAAAACTCATGTCTATGAGACAGTTACAACTATTAATAATAAAGTTAATGAAACTTTTATATTAAAGAAACCTGAAATGTTAGCAACTGAGAAAAATGTTGGGGTTGCTGTACCAATTATTAAAGTAGAAGTGTCAGAAATATTTAAACCTGATAACAATTTAGTATTGGCTAGTACTTTAACTTATCCAATTGAAGATAAGATATGGACAACAAAAGAGTGGGATAAGTATAGTGTTTTATTAGCAGTTGTTGTAGTATCCGTTTTGATTTTTTTAAGTAGTCTAATTTATTTAGGTATATATTTTAGAACTGCACAACTAGAAATAAAAAATAAAAATAAAAAAAGAAAAATAAAAAAAGAAAAAGAAGAAAAAATTAATTAGTAGGAGTTATCATGGGCGAGATTAATAGATGTTTAAATTGTAATTGTGAATGTCATTGTTCATTACAAGAGCATTCGGATATGCTTGGCGTATGTCCTTGTTCTGCTTGTATGTGCAAGAAGGATGTAGTTGTAGATAGTAATAATGAATGCGAGAGTTGTCAATAATATATGAGTGATAAAGAATTAGTTACAGAATTAAAACATCAGATTGCAGATTTAACTCAAGAAAAAAAAGATGTAATTAAATTATGTGATGAAAAAGATTCTAAGATTAAACAAATCTTAATAAAATTAGAAGATGCTAATGGAGATATACACTCTATGGGTAAAAAAATTCATGTACTAGAGGAAAAAGCTAGTAAAAAAGCCACTTTTAAGAGGATAATTAATGAAAAAATAGATGAGGTGTTAGAAAAAAAAGAGGAGCTAGACGTTGACAACAAGGATTAAAAATGATACAAAATGATATGCAATATAAAACTATAAATAAAAAAGGAAAAAACATATGGCAATAATTGAAGGCACAGCATACTGGGCTTCTCTAAAGAGACCAAACGAAAAGTTTGAACCTATGTGGAGAATTGATTTAGCAGTTGATGATACAACTGCAACTACTTTTAAAACTAATGGCTTTGCAGTTGGAGAAACAAAATCTGATGACAAAGTAGTAAGTAATATTCTTAGATTTAAAAGAAAGGTTTCTAAAGCAAATGGAGATAAGAACCAACAACCACAATTAGTGGATGCTGAAAAGAAACCTATTGATAAAATAGTCGGTAATGGCAGTAAAGTAAAAGTAATGTATAAATCTTATGACTGGAATTTTAAAGGTAAGAAGGGTAAAGGTTTAGATTTACAAGCTGTACAGGTACTGGATTTAGTGGAATACACTCCCGATGAAGATTTTAATATAGAAAATAAATCTTCTAATGGTGTTGACATCAAAGAAGATTTTTGATACAACATAACAGTCATAATACATGACTCATTTTCTACTCCTACAGGAGGGTCAGCTTGACAACAGGTTGGCTCTCCTTTTTTTTTAGAAATTAATTATGAGGGCGACAATGGAAATAAATAAAAAAGGATTTGTAAAGTATCATCTACCATGTCCACTATGTAAAAGTAGTGATGCGGTTTCTGTTAATGCAGATAGTTCGGCTTATTGTTTTTCATGTCAGCAATATATAAAGGAATATGATATGGAAACACAACCGATAACAAATGGCAAACAGGAATCTAAAGTGCAAAACTTTTCAGAGCAATCAGACTTTACAGAAATAGTAGACAGAAAGCTTTCAGAAAATACTTGTAAAAAATATGGTGTATCTGTTAAGACAGATAGCATGGGTAGTATAACTAATCATTATTATCCTTACCATGATAAACAAGGTTCAAAGATTGCAACAAAAACTAGATATACAAAGTCAAAAGAATTTAGTGTGCAGGGCAATACTCACCAAGCAGGATTATTTGGAGAACATTTATTCTCTAAAAATAAATTTGTTATAATTACTGAAGGTGAGATAGATTGTTTATCAGCTTATCAAATGTTTTATACAGGTAAGTATGAAACTCCAGTAGTAAGTATTAAACATGGTGTAGCTTCTGCAGTTAAAGATATTAAGAATAGTCTCGAATGGCTAGAACAATTTCAAAATATTCTTATTAATTTTGATAATGATGAACAAGGTAAAGAGGGTGCATTAAAAGTAGCTGAATTATTTTCACCTGGGAAATGTAAAATTATGCATCTCCCTCAAGAATTTAAAGATGCTTCAGATTGTTTAGTTAAAAATAAAATACAGATTTATACTCAAGCATTTTGGAATGCAAAACGATTTGCTCCTGATGGTATTATTAATGCCAATACTTTATTTGATGACATAATTAAACCTAGTGTACAATCATTTGTTCAGTATCCCTTTGAAGGATTAAATAAAATGACGTATGGTTTACGAGCTTCTGAATTAGTTACCTTTACTTCAGGTAGTGGGTTGGGTAAGACTCAAGTAATTAGAGAGGTAATCCATCATCTATTAAAACAAACAAAAGATAATCTTGGTTTATTAATGTTGGAAGAAAATCCTGTAGTAACATCTAAAGGGATAATGAGTATTGAGGCAAATCAAAGATTACATTTACCTGATGTTCATATTTCTAAAGAAGAATGGCAAAAACATTTTGATGCAACCACAGGTAGTGGCAGAGTATTTTTGTTTGACCATTTTGGTTCTAACACTATTGATAATATAATTTCAAGAGTAAGATATTTAGCTAAAGGATTAGATTGTAAATATATTATCATAGACCATGTTAGTATCATAGTATCAGACCAGTCACATGGAGATGAGAGAAAAGCTTTAGATGAAATAATGACTAGACTTAGAACTCTTGTACAGGAAACAGGTATAGCTATGATAGTAGTCTCACATTTAAGGAGACCTGATGGTAAAGGACATGAAGAGGGTGCAGCTACATCTCTGTCTCAACTAAGAGGTTCGGCTTCTATAGGGCAGCTAAGTGACATGGTTATAGGGCTTGAGAGAGACGCACAGCACGATGACCCTGAAATCCGACATACCACTAAGGTAAGAGTGTTAAAGAATAGATTCTCAGGTATTACTGGACCTTGTTGTGACTTAAAGTATGATATGGATACTGGTAGATTAGCAGAGGTAACATCAAGTGACTTTTGATAAAGTAATATTTGATATTGAAACAACAATGACGACAGATAAAATTTGGTGTATTGTTTGTAAACATAAGGATACTTACTATCAATTTAAAGAAGATAGAATACATAGGTTTGAAGAATTTTTAAAACAAACTAAAGAAGTTATTGGACATAACATTATTGGATTTGATATACCAGTTTTAAATAAAGCTTTTGGTTATAACATATTTAAAAATTGTAAGATAACTGACACGTTAATTTTATCTAGATTACTTAACCCTATGTTAGAGGGTGGGCATTCATTAAAAAATTGGGGTGAAAAACTTTATAAAAAGAAAATGGAGTTTGATAACTTTGATTATTTTAGTGAAGAGATGTTAAAGTATTGTAGAAATGATGTTGATTTAACTGAGAAGTTATATAAATTTCTTTCTAAAAAGATGACAGACTTTGGAGAGTCAATTGAATTAGAACATAAGGTTGCCGAGATTATTCAACGACAACATAAAAAAGGATTTATGATAGATGTTGTAGGTGCTCATATGCTACAAGCTAAGTTTCAAGAAGACATGAATGAGCTTCAAACTATTGTAAGAAAAACTTTTCCTCCATTAAAAATTGAAACAGAATTTATTCCTAAGTCTAATAATAAAACAAGAGGATATATAAAGGGAGTACCCTTTACAAAAGTTAAGTATAAAGAATTTAATTTAGGTTCACGTCAACAAATAGCTGAACGATTAGTTATGTTAGGATGGAAACCTAAGAAGTTTACAGAGAAGAAACATACTATTGTAGATGAAAAAGTTTTGTCAGAAATTAAAAATATTCCTGAAGCAAAACTTATTAATAAATTTCTCATGCTTCAGAAAAGAATTGCTCAAGTCAGTTCTTGGATTGAAGCTACTAGAGAAGATGGTAGAGTACATGGCAAAGTAATTACCAATGGTACAATTACTGGAAGGATGAGTCATCAGTCGCCCAACATGGCTCAAGTTCCTGCTGTGTATTCACCCTACGGAAAAGAATGTAGGCAGTTATGGATTACAAACACAGGTTATAAATTAGTAGGTGTTGATGCTTCAGGACTTGAGTTGAGGATGTTAGCACACTACATGAACGATAAGGAATACACAAATGAAATCATTAATGGAGATATACACACAACAAATCAGATTAGGACTGGCTTGGAGTCAAGAGATGAGGCGAAGACATTTATATACGCACTCATTTATGGAGCAGGTTCAAAAAAAATCGGAAGTATCATCAAAAGGTCTGAAAGAGATGGAGAAAGAGTTAAAGAAAAATTTCTTAGAGCTACACCAAGTTTTAGACAACTACGAGAAAGAGTGGATGGAGTGGCTAAAAAAAGATGGCTCAGAGGTCTCGACCAAAGAAAAATCCTCATAAGACACCCCCACGCTGCGTTAAACACCCTATTACAGGGTGCTGGTGCGTGTGTTATGAAGAAAGCGTTGACATTGGTAGAGCAATATGTTAGAAGTAAACACATGAAAGCAG